AGGCGGCCCCGCACCTCTTCGGATAGGTGCATGACCGTGTTCACGTCGGCCCCTACTAGTGTTGTCTGGATGGTGAGGGTCTGTGAATCGCGGTCGGCGCACCCGGCGACGCTCCGCATGGCGTCAATCCCCGTGGGCTGCGAGACCCACAGGAGAATGTAGGGTTTGGGGGTGCGGCCGTCACGGTAGAGCGGCACATCGGCTGGGATAGTTCCCGTGTACACTGTGGTGTTCTGGATGCCGTCTAGGGCGGCGGTGAGGGCCTGTATTATCTCTGTGATTCGCATCAGAAAATCTTCCCCCCTACCTCTAACAGGGCCTTCTCTACGGATGGTATTACCGCATCAGTGGCGGGCCTCATGTACGGTCTGGGCCGCATGTGCACGGTGCCGTACTCGACGAAGCCCGCGTATGCTGCCCCGGCGGTGATCGCGTACTCTTCACTGCTTACCCGGCGGGGTTTGATGGATGCCCGCAGGTGCCCGGTGCGGATGGGTGCTATCACGGACGCCTGGGCCGCGATGTCTCCCGCGCCTTTGGCTAGTACCTGTTCGGTGCGGGGGCGTATGGCGGCTAGTTTCGCGCCGATGGCGGCTAGCTCGGTGATGTCTACACTTTTAGTCACCGCGCCCCCCCGTTCTCTTGCAGCGGGTCTGTGCATACCAGGTCGCGGCAAGGCAGCTCCGATCCGTAGAGTATCTGCCGCACGGTTAGTTCGCGGCCTACCGTGCCCGGGTCGTCGCTCCCTGTGATGCGCACTACCCAGCCGACGCGGGGCCGCTCAACCCGCAGCGGTATGCTAACCCGGTACTCGCGGCGGGCCGCGTCCAGCTGCCCCGTAGCATCCTGCGTGTTGCCCGATAGGTTTAGCTCTTGCACGCGGCAGGGGATGCCCTCATACTCTATGCGCGGCTCTCCCGGCCCATCCAGCGGGTTATCTTTGTCGGGTGCCCCGGGTGAGTATAGGGCGCACGTGCTGTTCATCGACCCGAGCAGGACGGGTGCTTGCCTAGCACCCCACCCACGGGGTACGACACGGCTGTTAGCTAGTACCAACCAAACCCACCCCCATAGGGTGCGGTGGCCCGGGGGGATGCGCCCTCACTCATAGCCGAGCCGTGCAGGCCACCCAGCGCCTCCCAGAACGCGCCGCTGCTGCCCGCCCGGTCTTCGTCGCGCTGCGCCTCAGCATCCAGCGCGTCAGCCTGCGCCCTCAGCTCAGCCGCAACAGCCGGGCCATCAACAGATAAATCCTGCTGCGTTATCTTCTTGGATAGCAGCACCTCGCTAGTGGCGATGGTGCGGAGCGCCCGGGCTGCGGCCCGCTTCACGTTCCCGCCGGACAGGTCTAGCAGGTCTTCTACCTGCACGTCGGTGAGGAGGGTGCCCGTGCCGCACCCCGCCTCCCCGTCCCGTGGCAGGTCGGCGATGAGGAGCCGCACCCGGCTAATATCTCTCTCTATCATGGGCGCGGCCCTCCATCCTCTGATTATGCGCCGGTAGATGCGTACACGGCGGTGTTGTATACGGCGGTTGCGCCTGTGACGTGACGCCCACGGTAAGTAATTACGTCGCGGTCGAAGGAACCAGCGGTCGGGTCGATGTCTCCACCGGCTGCGTTGCGGCCCGCGTCGTTCTTCACACGAATGTCCGGCTCGGCGTAACCGCGCAGGCTGGCTTTCACCAGGGCGGGGTTGGTGGTTCCCACACCGGGGAGCACGTACCATGTGGTGGCGGCCTTGGTGGACTTGTCTACGGCGGTGAGGCCGTCAAGAACCTTGAGGGTGAACACGCCGCGCAGGTAGTTGCTCTCTTCGGTGGTGGTGTCCCCCACGGTGGTTTTGATCCGCTCGGTGTTGAGGATGCGCTGAGCATCAGCCTCAAGGGTCTTGGGGACTACCAGCACTAGGCTGCCAGTGTCTACCGGTTCACCATCGTTGTTCAACCGCTGGGTGATGGACTTGTACGCCTCCCAAAGGTTAGCGATGGTGAGCGGCTTAGCAGCAACAGCGGCCTTGCCCTTGAAGAAACTGGCGCGGGGGCCGGTGCTACCAACGAACGCTTCGATTACGGCGCGGTCTTCACGCTTGCGCGCGCCCTTCGCTAGGCGGTCGGGGATGCGTGCGAGCTGTTCCCATTCCTGGTTGAGCTGCATCTCCCAGGTGAAGGGGAGGGTGATGCCGTACTTTTGCACCTTGATTTCGTGCTTGGTGTCGCTCAGCGATGTTGCCTTGTACTCTTCACCCTGAGCCACCAGCTCGTAGTCTACGGGGCCGAACAAATCCTTGAGGGTCTTGGGCCGGAAGTCCGCCACCTCGGTTGTGTCCGCAAGCCCCTGCCACTGCGGCACATAGTCACGGTAGGTGTGCAGCATGTCGATTTCTAGGGCCTGCCCCAGCAGTGTAGGGAAGTCGCTAGTAGTCATTGCCTCGCTCAGGCGGGCCTGGGCGGAGGGCGCGCCGGTCATGCCTGCACGGAAAAGGCGTGCGGCCTCAATGATGCGATCACCGCCGGGCACACCGGCCTCAGCGATTTTATCGGCGTGTAGAAAGTCTTTGCTCATGAGTGTTTCTCTCTTCTTGTCGGGGGGTGGTTTAGAATGCGCCGAGCGGCTTCACGTGGGCGTCGGCGCCGGGGGCTGCGGAGCCTTCCAGGGCTACACCCCATTTCTTGCCTGCCCCGGTGGTGAGCTTACCGTCGGTGCCGACGTTCACGCGCTGCCCCGCGTTCACCTTCTCCTTCACGGGGATCAGCCAAGAGCCTACAAGGTCTAGGGTTACCGGGTAGCCGTTCGCTGCGTCGATGATTGCAACACCGGCGTAACCGGCGTCATTGGTGCCGACTACTACAGGCTCGCCGCTCTTCACGTCGGCGGGGGAGGGTACGCTAATGTGTTCGGCGCGGGGGTAGACGAGGTTTTTAGCCATGATGGTTTAGCCTTTCATTGCTTCGATAATGTCGGATTCAGTGACGGTATCCCCACCACCGGCGGGGATGCCGTAGACGCCGGGTGCGCCGTAGGGGGCGCGCGGGTACTCTGCGGCGTGGGCGCGGACGCTTTCACGGAACGCCTCGGCGTCTAGGTTCTTGTCCGCAGCCCCGGCCTCTGTGAGTGTTTTCACCGCATGGGGTGCGTTGATGCCGTGGAACTCTTCACGCACGATAGACTCAACGACGGTGCGGCGCGCCTCACCCTCCAACACTGCGATGCGCTCACGCAGGGCACGGTTCTCACCAGCCAGCCGCTCAGCCTCAGACACGGCGGACTCACGGGCCGATTCGGCGCACCCGTCGTTCTCCACTGGCCCCGGCTCCGGCTCTACTGCTTCGGCCCCTGCTTCGGCGGTGTTTTCGTCGCTGGCGGGTGCCGTTTCACCGGCCACGGCCTCACCGGGGGTGTTGTTTTCCAGGGTGTCGTTGGTGCCTGTGATTTCTTCCACGGGGTTCTGTTGTTCATGGGGTTTGGGCATTTCGCCTTCTTCCTCCTTCTGGTGTTCTAGGATTTGGTCGATTCGCCCCCCGCGTCCTGGGCGGGTTACGAAGTCTACGGAGCGGATGCTGTGGATGGCTTCTACGATGCCGTCGGGGTTTATGCTGGCGGTTCCGTTGATGCTGACGCCGATGATGTGTGCGCGGTCGGCTAGGAATTTTCGGTGTGATTCGAATATTTCTGCGGTTGCTTCTAGTGCCCCGGTTTCTGGGTTGATGGTTGCGGGGGTGGCTAGTGCTCCGGCTAGCTGGTTGAGGTCGCCTTCGGGCCTCTCCCATTCTTCGGTTTCGGTTTGGTGGTTGATGTACATGTGTGTTCCGGCGGGGAAGAGGTGGGCGGCGCCCGAGATGGTTTCGGGTGGGTAGTAGCCGCTTGATCCTTGGCCGGGGGTGATGATGGTGATTGCGATTTTTGCGCCGGTGAGGTCGCTTGTTGGTTGGCCGCCTGCTGATTCGCGGGTGAGTGTTTTAGGCATTTTTGGCTTTCTGTTTTAGGTCGCTCAGTGGGCGTTGGGTGATGGTGTCTCGCCAGCCCGGGTTTGTTGTTCTTTGGGCTAGGGCGGTGAATGGGATTTGCCCGGTGTTTATGAGGTGGGCGCGTTGCGCACCGAGTATGTCGGCTTGCGCTTGTGGTGTTAGTGAGCGGTACCATTGCTCGCCGGTTTGGATTTTTGGTGCGGTGTCGGTCTGGTTGATGCCGAGTTGTGCCCAGGGTTTGGTTTTGGGTACGCGGGTGCACCGTCCCCTGTGGTGGTCGTTTGGGCCGGGTTCGGTGGTGGGGTGGGTGGTGCCGTGCATGGCGATGCATGCGGGGCATGTGCGTTTGTCTAGGGCGGCTACCCATACCCAGCCTTCTAGGATGTCGGTGTTACGGCTCTCCCATTGTTGTGTTGCGTGGCGCTGGGCGTCGTGGGTTTCTGTGCGGGCGATCATGGTTGCGCGGGGCAGCCCGCCTTTGAAGGTGTCGCCTACTTGTTTTAGGAGTTGCCGCGCTGTTTCTTCTGGGTTTGCCCCTGTTGCGGTGCCGCGTATGAGGGCGTGTTTTAGTTTGGTGTCGATTTCTTCGGGGAGCCGCAGGGTGTGGGTGGTGATGCGCTGGGTTGTACGTTGCACCATCCAGTCGATTTCTTCGGGTGTGATGGTATTGAGCGTGTGGGAGAGCGCGTAGGTTAGGGGTAGCTGGGTTTTTACCATCCTGGCGTGTGCGTCTAGTGCGCTGTTGATTGCGTCGGGGATGGTGATGTCTGCGGTTACGCCGGTGTATTCGGCTAGGAGTTCTTCTAGTTTTTCGCGGGCGTGCGCTAGGGCTTCGTGGGTGCGGTTTGCTTGGAGGATGCGCCACCCGGGGGCTGCCCCTGTTGTGGGGTCTTGCGCGGCCCGGATGGCGTCGGCGAATGCTGCCTCTAGTGTTTCCCATGCTGCGGCCCATTGGGTGGCTAGTGTTGTCTCTGGGAGGGCTAGCATGCGGTCGGTTTGGTCTTTGAGGCGTTGTGCGGCTTCGGCGGCTGCCATGTGCACTGTCATTCGTCACTCCTCTCTCCGCGTGTCGCTTGGGCTATTATCGCGTCGGCTAGGTTGGCCCCGGCGGGGATGAACTCCCCTGTGGTGGGGTCTGTCATGCCCGCTATGATTTCGTCGGGGTCGCGCACCCCTAGCGCACGCAGTGTTAGCAGGGCTAGGGTTTCGTAGGGTACTAGCCCTGTCCCGTAGGTTTTGGTTACGGCGTCGATTGTCTCGGCTAGCGTCTGCTCGTTGAGGTCGGGGAAATGGAACACTAGGGTGCGTTCTACCCCGTCGGGTAGGCTGATGTCCCATTGCCCGGCGACCTGTTTCACGGTGCCTTTGAGCGGGCCTTGCGGGGCGGCTATGGCGGCGTCGATGACGTGCCCTAGGATCGCCCTGTAGGTTTCTTGCCAGAGGTGTTGCCGCGCCATGAGGTCGTTGAGCATTGGCCGGTCTAGGGTTTCTGCTACGGCCCGCGCCCCTGTCTGCCCTGGGTCTCCTAGGAGCATGGTTACGGGGACGCCTAGTGCGGCGGCGACCATTGATGCTAGGGGTTTCCCTGATTCTGCGTCGATTGCCGCCCCGGTCTTGGGCATTGCCTCTACTGTGGCGTCTACGGCACCGATCACCCCGGGCGTTGGGGATAGCGCTGCCTGCTGTAGTGCGCGGCGTGCCTCGGCGGCGGCTTTGTTGTTTTTCGCTGTTACCCGGTGGCTGATGCGTGCTAGTGCGCGCATGAGCCGCGCCCAGTCCTCAAGGTAGACCTTGTATGCGCGTGCCCAGGGGAGGGCGGCGAAGATGTCGGGTACGCCCCATGCCCAGCCGTCGGGTGATCCGTCTGCCTGGTGGTGTATGGGGGTTGTCCAGTCTACGGGGATGCCGCCGATGGTTTGGGGTTGCGCTACGGGCCGCCACCCGAGGGCGGGGTAGTAGGCTTCTTTGCTGACGGTCTGGGTGCTCGCGGTGTCGTATAGTTTTTCTGTCCAGGCGCGTAGGTAGTAGCGTGGCTCGGCGGCGTTTTCTGGGTTGGTGAGTACGCCGGTGATTTCGGTGAGGGGGATGGTGCGGGCGGTTACGGCCCCGCTGTTGGGGTCGGTGCGTAGGGCGATGAAGATGTTACCGTCGGTCGCCTGCGCGTGTTCTAGCCGGTGCTGTGCCTGCATCCCTGTGAGTGCGCGCCGGTTTGCGGGCGCATCCCAAAACGCTTGTATGACGGCGTTCACATCCTGTGGGCTGTTTTCTGCGGTTGCTTTGGCGGTCACACCCACACCGGCGCCGAAGACGTACCCGGCGCGGACGTGTACGCCACGCTTCACCAGCGGATCGGACACGGACATTAGCCTGCACACGTCACTATTGCGCTTCACACCGGCTAGGGTGAACTCCTCGCTGCCTATGGTGGTGAGCCGCCGCCACCCCGCGTCCTCCGCCATCATCCCTTCAATCGTGGAGAATGACTCACGCAGCTGCGCGGTGGCGGCCTCTAGCTCACGGGCCGGGCCGTTGAACGCGCCCGTAATGGTCTCGCGCGCCGATTCGATGATGCTTTGCAGGCGGCCCATAGCCACCCCTTTCTTTTAGTAGAATCCGATGCTGTACCCGTCCTCACCCCATTCTTCGGCGTCTTCTATCGTGTCCCCGCCGGTGATGGGGTTGATGCCGAGCTGGTTCACTGCCTGTGTCATGGCGTCCACCGCGTCGTCGTGCTTCCCATTCGGGAAAAGCTTCGCTTCCTCAACCAGCTCTTCAACATTTGGTAGCAGGTGCGGCTCGGGCAGGATGATGTCGCCGGAGTGCGCTAGTGGCGAGACTGCGTTAGCGCGGACGACTTTACCGCCGTCGGGTGTGACTGGGATTATCCCGGCGACTTTCCCGCGCAGGGAGTTGATGACCGCAGGGCCATTAGCTTTGTCCTCAACGAATTTCGCTACGGCCTGCGGCCATTTCGCGGACATTGCCTTGATCGCGTCTAGCGTCTCCATGAATGTAAGCCGCTCACGCCGCATATCCAGCAGGAAGCAGCGGGGACCCCTGCGTAACCATACTTGGCCCACGACGTAATCGGATTGGTCGGTGCCCTTAAAAGCCAGATCCCAGGATTGAATGATTTCGTCCTCTGGGCCGATGCCGTGGATTACCCGTTCACCGGTAGGCTGTTCAACCCATATGGGGTTGCTGTAGCGCGCCCACGTACCGGGGAAGATACCGCCTTCGTCGGGTGATGGCGTGCCCTGGTAGAGGGCGGCCCATGATTTCGGCCCAGCCTCCCGTTTGCGTTTCTCCCAGTTCTTTTGTGTGCGGCCGCGTGCGGACACCATGAACTCGCCGGGTTCCCGCCCTAGCGGGTCTTCCTCCCCGGCCTCCGGCTTATGGTCTGCCTGCGCGGGTATGCGCAAGAACTCCCATTCGCCGGGGTTTTCCCGCATGAGCATCCCCGCCAGGTCGTTATCGTGCCACCGGGTGAGGATTAGAATCACGGGGGCGCCGGGGGCGAGACGCGCGGCGGCGGTGCCCGTCCACCAGTTCCATTGATCCTTTTGAATGGTGGGTGAGGAGGCATCTTTGTGACCGCGCACCGGGTCGTCGATAATCAGCAGGTCGGCCGGTTTACCGGTCATTGCGCCGCCTACGCCCGCGCAGAACACGCTCCCCTCGTGCCCGTCCAGCTTCCAGAACTGCTTTGAGGATGAACCGGGGCGCACACGTATGCCTAGTTTCGCCGCGTTATCGCGGATGTCGTCACGAATAACCCCGCCCCACTCCGTGGCTATCTCCTGCTGGTAGGAGGCGATGATTACCCGCGTGTCCGGCCTCTGCGTGAGCACCCACTCAACGAACCGGCGGGAGGCGCGCTGCGATTTGCCCTCCTGCGGGGGCATGCTGATGATTAGCCGCGAATCCGGTGTGTTGAACGCCTTCACTAGCTTCTGGTCGATCAGGTCTAGCGCCGGTGTCTGCACTGTCCTTTCGTCTAGTGCGGCCGCCAGCTCCCCGGGCGTGCCGTATGCGGGTTTACCGGATGCGGTGGTGATGGATTCTAGGAGCTTCTGCGCCACGTGATCGGGTAGTGAGGCTACGGCCTCCGCTACCATCTCGGGCGGGTAGGCGGCCACCATTTTCAGGAAGTCCATACACCCCACCCGCCCCCCGTGTTTTTATTGTCCGGTCATCTGCTGCAGCTTAGATATCAGCATCTCCTGCGCCGTTGTCTCGTCCACCTGATCCTGCTTTCTGGTTATACCGGCCCTATCCAGGACATTTTCGACGGCGCGCAGCCTGTCGCTTGATTTTTCGGCGCTCACCATTTCGCGGGCGAGCACTTTCAGGGCCGGGTCTACCAGCTCTTGGAGCCGCAGGGCTGCTTTGCGTTTGACCTGCGGCGCGG